TTAGAATTGAATAGAGAACCTATAATGAATAGTGTTTTGAAAGGAGAACTTTTAAATAAATAAAAATGTAGACAAATTATAAGCCAAAAGATTTTGCTGAACTATTAGGAGTTTCAGTAAAAACATTGCAACGTTGGGATAGGGAAAATATTTTAAAAGCAAATCGTACTCCAACAAATAGAAGATATTACACTTACGACCAATATCTACAATTTAAAGGGATAAAAATAGAAAATGATATAAGAGATGTGGTTATTTATGCAAGAGTTTCAACAAGAAATCAAAAAGATGATTTACATAATCAAGTAGAATTTTTAAAACAGTTTTGTAATTCAAAAGGCATAATTGTAAATCAGTGTATTGAAGATTTTGGTAGTGGACTTAATTATAATCGTAAAAAATGGAATAAATTACTTGAAGAAGTTATGGAAAATAAGATAAAAACAATAATAATTTCAAATAAAGATAGATTTATACGTTTTGGATATAATTGGTTTGAGAAATTTTGCGAAAAATTTAATACAAAAATAATTATTGTAAATAATGAAACTCTTTCTCCAAATGAAGAGTTGGTTCAAGATATTATATCAATCTTACATGTATTTAGTTGTAGACTATATGGCTTAAGAAAATATAAAAAACAAATACAGGAGGACGAAGAAATTGCTAAAGAGTTATAAAACGGAAATAAATCCAACAACAAAACAAATACAAAAAATCAATAAAACAATTGGAACTTGTAGATTTATTTATAATTTTTACCTTACTCACAACAAAGGACTTTATGATAATGGCGAAAAATTTATGACAGCTAAAGATTTTAGTATTTGGATGAATAATGAGTTTATTCCTAATAATCCTGAATATTTATGGATTAAAGAAGTCAGTTCAAAATCAATTAAAAAATCTATGGAAAATGCAAATACTGCTTTTGTTCGTTTTTTCAAAAAACAAAGTGGGTTTCCTAAATTTAAAAAGAAAAACAAATCTAATGTAAAAATGTATTTTGTGAAAAATAATCCAAAGGATTGTATTTGTGAAAGGCATAGAATAAAAATTCCTACTTTAGGATGGATTAAATTAAAAGAAAAGGGATATATTCCCACAACAAAACAAGGATATACAATCAAGAGTGGAACAATTTCGTATAAAGCAGGAAGATATTATGTATCAGTTCTAATAGATGTACCCAACGCTAAAAAATTACAATTAAATGATTTTGGATTAGGGATTGATTTAGGTGTTAAGAATTTTGCAGTTATAAGTAATGGCATTACAAAGAAAAATATAAATAAAAGCAAAAAAATAAGAAAATTAGAAAAACAATTAAAAAGAGAACAACATTGTCTATCGAGAAAATACGAAGACTTTAAAAAATATAATAAAAAGAAAGGAGTAGCCACTAGGCAAAATATCCAAAAACAAGTCTTGAGGATACAAAAACTTCATTATAGAATAGATAATATTCGTACTGATTATATTAACAAGTGTGTAAATGAGATAGTGAAAACCAAACCATCTTATATTACAATTGAAGATTTAAATGTATCTAGTATGATGAAAAACAAGTATCTTTCAAAGGCAGTAGCTTCGCAAAAATTCTATGAATTTAGAACAAAATTAGAAGCAAAATGTAAAGAGATAGGAATTGAATTAAGAATTGTAGATAGATGGTATCCGTCAAGTAAATTATGTCATGAGTGTGGTTATATCAAGAAAGATTTAAAACTTTCTGATAGAGAATTCGTTTGTGAATGTGGTTATCATGTTGATAGAGACTATAATGCAAGTCTTAATTTAAGAGATGCAAAAACTTACAAAATAGCATAAAAAGCAATTGTAAGTATGTACCGATGGCTAGTCGGGAATTTACGACTGTGGACTATACTAGAACTTGTTAGTAGCGAATTACTTGTAATCGCCAAAGCATATAGAATGAAACAGTAAGAAATGTTTGTGAAAACTTTCAATATCTCGATATGGGTATATTTGTCCATATTTTGAGTGGCAGTTGTGAGATATGTTTATAGAGCCTTATTTTAAACGGAAAGGTAAATCTTGTAAGGATTATTTTTTAAGTATAGTTTCAACTAGTTCTTTAGATGTATTAAATGAAATAGGAGTTTCTTATGTAAAAAATGTAACGATGGAAGATAGTTTAGGATTTCCTCAATTTACAGAAACAAATGAAGAACCAGATGATATTGTTTTGGAATTATGTTTAGAAAAAGATAATATTCCACTTGTATGGACAAATTCAATTTATAACGAAGTAGCGACATGGCTTATAAGTGATTCTTTTGAAAGATTTGAACCATATGATAACTTAGATTATTTTTATTATTTTAAATGTACTAAAATAGTTAAAAAGTTTGATTTCAAAAGACGAGGAGTAATAGAAGTTACTTTTAAACCAATGGTTAATTATGCTTTTAAATATGTAGAAATAGAGAAAAGAGTTAAAGGAAAAGAATTTATAGATATTTATAACGAATCAGATTCTGAATATGAGCCTGTAATTGTAGTTGAAAATTTTGGAACGAAAAAGACATTAAATAAAATAAATAATTTAGAACTAATAGGATTAGAAGAACATGAAGTGGCTACAATAGATAATTATATGCTTACTGTTCAAAATCAGAATAATGAAAATATTATAAGCAAATGTAATAGAGAATGGATTGTATTAAATAAGAAAGAAAATCAATTAGTAATAGAAGGAAATTGTAAAGTAAGGATAATATGTGAATTTCCTAGTATAATATAGTGGTGATGATATGGATATAATTGTTAAAGAATTAAAACCCATAAATGAGATTTTACTTGAAAAACTTAACGGAGAAGTCATAGGACAAATCCCTGTAAAATTCGTTAGTAATCAATCAAGAAATTTTGACGATATAGATTCTTTGGAATTTGAAATACCTAGATTTATACCTTCACAAATTGGGAAAATTTCAAAGGAAAATCCTTTATATTTTGAACTTATGACAGAAAGAGTTATATCAATAGATGATGAAAAATTCATTATAAAAAAGGTTAAAACAGATGATGATAAAGAAATAAAAACAGTAACTGTTTATGGTTATGAAAAAAAACTAGAGAAAAACAATTTTGTCATGTCCAATATGGGATTGTCATTATTAGATAAAAATGAAAATGATGAAGTAGAATCTTTTGATGAATGGTTATATAAAGATACAGGATGGCATATAGGCTATGTAGACGATAGTGTTCGTTATATGGAAAATGGACAACCTAAAGTAAGAATACAAGAAGATACTAAAGCCGCATACTATTCTTTTATTACAGATACAATCCAGGAACAATTTTGTTGTGTTCCAATATTTGATAGAAAAAATAAACTTGTAAATTTATTTGATATGGATTCATTTGGAGATAATTTACAACTTATATTATCAAGAGATAATTATATTAAATCAAAAGAAGTTACAGATGATTCTACTGACATAGTGACAAGACTTACCTTAGAGGGTAATGATGAAAAATGTATTGTTTCAGAAGTAAATCCAACTGGATTTGATTATATAGAAGATTACTCTTATTTTATGGAAATAGGAGAAATGAGTGAAGAATTAAATAATGCTCTGATTAAATTTGAACAACTTACAATAGAAAGAACAAAAACATGGAAAGATAAAACAGCAAAAAGAGAAACTGTCAGAACAGAGCTTTCTAATAAACAAGCTAATGAAAACATCTTATTAGCACAAATAGAACAATATGAAAATATTATAAAAGCATATGAAGATTTAGAAACAGAAACAGAGACTTATGATTTTACCTCTTATGAAAATCAGATACAAATACTTAAAGATGAACAGGCTCAATTATCAGTAGAAATAGCTCAATTAGAACTAGAATACAGTAATCTATCTAATGACATAGATAAATTAAATATACTTTTAAGAAGAGAAACTTCTACAGACGAAAAAGGAAATTTATTATTTACACAAGATTTGTTAAATGAATTAAAAGAGTATGTCTATTGTGATACTTATTCAGATGATTCATTTATTGATGCAAATGAACTTATAAAAACAGGTAGACAACAATTAAAGCTCAAAAGCCGTCCTACAACAGAATTTACAATTGATTCAATAGATTTCACAAATAGATTAATAGAGAATAGATTTAGAAGAAATTGGAATGGAAGAATAGGATTAGGAGATATAGTTGCCTTATATGATAAAGAAACAAAAGTTGAAACTTATTTATATTTAGTTGGTTGGCAAAAAAACTATAAAGATAATTCATTAAGTTTAACTTTTTCAAATAAGAAAACAAATAAAGATAGCTCTAAGCTTATTTCAGATGTTTTAAGAGAGGCAAAGAATAATAAAAAAATTATAAATACAAATAAATGGTTATGGAATAATCAAAAATACAATAAAGTAAGTACAGATTTAATTTCAGATATAGATTTAGATGTGGCAAAAAATCCCCCAGAACTTACGGATACAAAATACATTAGAAGTATTACATTAGATAAAACAGAATTAAATTTAGATTCAGATGAATCTTATACTCTTACTGCGACAATAGTCCCTCCAAATCCTGAACTTGATGAAGTATTTTGGATGTCTAGTAATGAAAGAGTTGCCATTGTCGAAGGAGGAAAAGTAACAGGCTTAGATTATGGAAAATGTGTTATAAGTGCTGTTTCAAAAGAATTTAATAAGTCTGCCTCATGTATTGTTACTGTTGGAGATTATGACGAAACTAAAGATGTTCAAGTTACTGGAATAAGATTAGATACAAAAGATTTACTATTAGATAAAAATGAAACTCGTTATCTTGTGGCAAGTGTTGTTCCTACAAATGCCACAAATCAAAACTTATCTTATTATTCAACAGATACTAAGATAGCCACAGTCAGCTCGGAAGGACTTGTTACAGGAGTTTCAAATGGAACTTGTAAAATAAATGTTGTTTCAACTGAAAATACAAAAATAGTAGCTAGCTGTTTAGTTGTTGTAACTCAAAAGGAAGTTTCTTTAAAATACGAGAACATAAAAGGCTCTCTTCTTATTGGAGACGATAGAATAGAACACATGAAAGAAAGTCATTTCTTAGATGATTTAAGTGTATATGCCAAAAGTAAAATTAATGCAAATTACTTTTCTGAACACAATATTATAGATACATTCCCTTCTAACCCAACTTGTGTTCTCACAATGCTAGGAATAAATGATTTAACAAGTTTAGGAATTTTATATTATAAATCTTTATTAGATAAATTGCTTATTAAATATCCTTCTAAAGACATTATAGTCATAAAAGAATTGCCTGTCGCAATAACTTATAAAAATGATATATATGACTATATTACAACCAATTCAAATATAGTTAATTTTAATGACGAAATTGAAAAATATTGTACTGAAAAATCAATTAAAACAGTTAATGTTTCAGCAGGATTAACAATTGATAAATTGTTAAATACTACATATTCAAGAAATGGATATTTACTTACTGAAAATGGATATAAGATTTTAAGAAATAATATAAATAGCTATGTCTTAGATGTTTTAAATAAAGCATCAGAAGAACCAGAAGACCCAATAGAAGATGATGAAAAAGGTAAATTAAGTGTAATGAGACAAAAAATCGTAGCAAGAGCAGAAGAAATTGTCCAGTTATGTATTGATGGTAAGGCTTGGTATTCTCAATACAATAGAACTGTCGACTATAATAAAAAACAAGTTATCAAAAGTTCTTATGAAACTATTCGTTCTCAAAAGAAAAGAAAAACATATAAACAACCAGGAGTTGGAAAATGGGGATTTGATTGTAGTTCCTTTGTAGGTTGTTGTTATCAAGCAGCAGGACTTGATTTCATGAAAGGACTATCATGTGCTGGAGGAACAATTCAAGATGCGGCTAAGGAACATAATGCTAAAGCTTGGAGATATGTAGATACAAAATTTGAAAATGCATTACCTGGAGATATTGTTATGTTTGCAAATGACGATGTTAAATTAACAAAGAATAATATGTTTACCTGTGATACTCACCATACTGCTATATATATGGGAGATGGGTATATTGCAGAAGCAATAGGGTATTCATCAGGAATTCAAAAAAGAAAAAGAAAGACAAATTCTCAATGGTTTTTCTTTAGATTAGAAGAGTTAATTAAAGCAGATAAAAAGATAAGTGATATTCCAAGCGATAATACAAAAGGAGATTCTAAAGAACAATATAAGAATTGTTTTAATGAAACAGGAACAATTGATGGCAAGAGTTATATTTATAGATTCCAAAATGCAAGATGTACGAGTTATGGTGGAGACGATTCTAGTGGTTGTAGTATTCCATTAAACCTCGGAAAAACTTGTGGAATGCTAAATGTTCCTTACGGTACGAAAGTATATGTACCAAAATTAAAAGGGAAAAAAATTGTCGATGGACATGGAAAATCTGTAACTTGTAACGGAATATTTACAGTCAACGATTGTGGGGTTGGAATGTCAGATATGGATATATATATGTCAACTTATTCTGACTCTAATGCAGAAAAGATTTTTGGAAATCCTATTAGAAGTGATATATATGTTTTATCATGGGGTTCAGGATATGGAACGAGTTGGTCATTTACTCAAAGTTATAAATGGGCATATAATCATGGAAGTTTATCAGCTTATAAAACGGCATTTAAATATTACATATCAGGAGGAGGAGTTTTAATTAACTTTACAAAATTTAAATCAGATGATAAAGATATAAGAAACTCTAAATATTGGAGTATATTAAATTCATAATTTGTCTCCTTTTTACAAAAATGACTATTATTATGCAATAAGGAGGAATGCTATGAAAATAAAAACAGATGATAATTTATCTTCAAAAAATAGATTTTTTGATAATCGTGATGATGAATTTAAACAATATTGTAAAAAATTAGGTGGATTCTATTATATATGTTGTGAATCTGAAAAGAAATTTTTAGAAGAATTGGAAATTTCAGATGTAACAGCTATGAGGTTGATGTATTTAGCTACATATATGGATTATAATTACAGAGAAGAAAATGTCTTAGTAAAACATGGTAAGAATTATAAATTAGAGTATCTAACAAGAAAAGATTTAAAAGAGTTATTAAATTTAACGGATAGAACATTTAATAACTTCTTAAAGGAAACTAAAGAGAAAAATTTATTATATTGTGTTGATAAAAAATATTATATATCTCCAAAATATTTTACAAGAGGAAGACTTTCTTATTCTCGTAACAATAAAGTCTTTATAAAGGTATTTATTAAGCCAATAAGAGAAATATATTTAGATAAATCAAATATGGGACAAAGTTTAAAAGGTGGATTATTTAGATTAATCCCATTTCTTAACGGAAATAATATTTTAACAATAGAAGATAGACCAATGGTTAGAAAAGAAATTTCATTAACATGTTCTAAAGAATCTAAATCCAAAAAAGTTTCAAATTTTGAAAAAATACTTTATAATAATGAATCTATCTTTAAAAAGACAAAAGACGGATATCGGATTTCCCCTCAAATTGCTCTTATAGGAAATAAGATTATAGATTTAGATTTAAAGATTCAGAAAGAATTTACAAGTATTGGAGAACAGAAAATAAAAGATTTCTTAACAGAGCACGATATAAAATTTGAAGAAGAATATGCCTTTAAGGATTTGATTGGAAAACATGGAGGACATTTAAGATATGATTTTTATCTTCCTGATTATAAGTTATTAATTGAGTTTCAAGGACAACAACATTTGAAATATATACCTTATATACATGGTTCTTATGGTAGTTTTATAAAAAATATACATTATGATATGAAAAAGAGAGAATATGCAGCAAAACATAAAATTAATTTACTTGAGATTTGGTATTATAATCAAGATAATATAGAATACATATTAACCGAACATTTGAGAGAAATGGAAAAGTTAAATTAATAATAACAAGTCTACCCCCTTCAGCTCCTATGAGTATGTACGAAGGGGGGAGTAGACCTATTTACACAAACTTAAAGGAGGCTTAATATGGCTCTGTTAGATAATATTCCCAATATGGGATTTATATATATACAAAATTTAGTCATTACATATGATAATAAAGCTTATGTAATAAATAATATCTATACAGATAAAAAATATATTTATTGGGATTTATCAAATCCTTCAAATTTATTCTGTACAGATACAAGACAAATCAAAGAAAAATTATTTTTTATAATTAAAAACAATAGCGGAAATGCTATAAAAATAAACCCAGAAGAAATTACTTTAACTTTCGATGGATATAATTCAAAAGTTATTACAAAAAAGATTCAACTTCTTAACAATAAAAATGAGGCATACCAACAAAAGCTTACAGAAATAACTACTAAAACTCAAGAACTTTCAGATGAATATAAACAAGACAAAAGTTTTTCAGAGATAAAAGAAGAATTAAACACTTTAATTATAAATTATAATTCTCAGCTTATTACATTAAATAATACATTAGATACATATGTTGAAGATAATAAGCTTATAGATTCTGAAAAAACAGACATAAATGCCAAAACAACAGATATAGAAACCCAATCAACCAGAGTGTTAGCTTGTGCAGATGCTTTGGCAGACTTAGTGTGCACAGAAGATAATATAGATAAAGACGAAGATGGAATCATAGCCGTTTCTCAATATAGAACAGTTTTAGAACAACTTGTTGCACAATTAGTTACAAATATCAATGATTTAGTCTTATCTAAAAATGAAGATGTAACTCCTTCTGATATTTCTATTGTAAGTATATGTATAGATGATATGCTAAATTCTCTATCTAATTTAAAAGATTCTTGCAATTCGCTGTTGTTTCTAGGTTCTGGGGGAACTATTTCAGATGAAGTTTATAACATAACTGTGAGACTGAATAATACTATCGAAAAGTTAAATGAATTACAAGAATCCGTCTTGAATGATTCAGATAATGAAAAACAAGATGTTCATTATTATTTTAATTCTATAAAATCAACAATAAATAAAATAATAACAATAACAAATGAAGTTAGAAGAAATAGTGGAGTAGTTACAAATGCACAATATTCAAGCTTAAGAAGTTATAATGTCAGCTTAAAAGAATATACAGATAAAGTTACAGGAATTTATCAGTCATATTATTCAAATAAGAATACAACGGAAACCATAAAAAAAGACCTTAAAGTAGCTTATGAAAATTTTATCGCAAGATATAATGATTTTGCAGATGTTATAATAAATAGACTTAAAGACTTAGAATTAGATTCTAGTGATGGAAATAGACTTACTTATACCCTTACAGAATTTAGAAGTGCTTGTAATGTTCTTGATTCAAAACTTGTCAGTTGTATAAATCAAATCAGTAATACAACAAATGAAACCGCCCTTAAGCAAATCAAAGAAGACCTTCAAAAACAAGTAGATGACTTAAAAACCAAATATGAATCACTAAATAAAAAATATGAAACATTAAATAATAATTACACTACTCTGTCTAATGAATACAAAGCATTGGCAGAAAGAGTAAGTAAATTAGAAAGTTAGGTGAAAAAATGTCTTTAGAAAAAGAATATGTTCTAACTATACAAAATAAAGAAAGCTTGTTAAGTGAACAATTATTCATTTCACAACATGAAAAAGGTATTGATATTTTATTTAAGATTATTGACAGTCCTTCTTTAAAGATTTCTAAACATAAATATATATATAGTGATATAGTTCTTATTGATATGTTTGGAAACGAAATAGTTGGGGATATAACTCCAGTTGTTGAAAACAGAGTTTTATTTACTCTGACAAATGAAATAATTGGGAATATGTCTAATTTCGGAAAATACAATGTATATATTCGACTTTATAACGATAGAGGTATTTCAACTATATTGCCCCCATTTCCTATGACATATGAAGAAAGTCCAGTCTCTGAAAAAACTTTAGCATTAGGAGAAGTTAATGCAAGTGAAGTAGATAATTGCAAAATATTTAAATTAGGAAAAGAAATTCCAATCTATAATGCAGATGGAACTTATAATTTAAAGATATGGGTAGCAGGAGATATTATAACAGATTCTAAATTAAATCAAATAGAACAAGCTATCTATGACCTTATAAACCATAAAATAGAAACAGATAAGAAATTAAAAGAATTAGACAAATCGAAAGGATATATTATTAAAGTAGGAACAGATGATTTCCCTATTGTAATTGAAGACTTAAAGAAAGGAACTTACCTAATAGAAGGAAGTATTCAAGATTTTAATGAAGGAGTTCCTTATGAATTAGAAGGTAAAAATTATTTATATGTAACTTATGCATCTGAAAAATACTTAAAAGTTGTTAGATGTTTTAATGAAGAAGTTTTTAAATTATATAAATATGATAGAACAACAAAGAAAATTATTCCTTTAGGAGAAGAAGTAAAGGTAATAACTCCTGTTGATGATGTATTAACACTTACAGAAGATAGAAATCAATTATCGACATTGTCAGCAGCAACTACTATTGCATTACCAAGTATAGAAACATTTAGTAAAATAACTTTATATTTAAATGTTCTTAGTAGCACAACTATGACATTTCCAAAAGTAATCTGGTTAAATGAACCAAATGTAGATAATGATGGTTTACTTGAAATAAACTTTACATATACAAATGGAAAATGGTATGCAAAAGCAGAAATCTATGAAGGATAAGGAGAGAAAATATGTTTGGAAAAGTAGTAAATGGGAAACTAGAAGTTGCTCCTCATAATTTAAAATTAGACGATGGCAGCTTAATTGTAAACTTTGATGAAAATGAAACATTATTAAAAGCATATGGATATAAAGAAGTTATAGAAAATCCTCCTGCATACGATAAAGAAAAAGAATGCATAATCATGAAGGATTTTACAGAAACAGACACAACAATCACTCCTAGTTATGAGGTTGTTAAAATAGAAAGCTTATTAGAAGAAACTACCGATATGGAAAAATTAGTAGACATACTTAAAGCAGAGATGCTTAATGCTAGAAGTGGAGACGGAGAACATGATGATTTTGGTTCATTAGGAGAAAAGCTTTCATATATGATGAAATATTTTACTCCAGAAGAAATATTTATAGGTTCAGATTTACCTAATGACGGAAAATATAAACTATGGTTTGTAATGGATAAACACGAAAATCCTGACGATAGTGGAAATACAGATAAACCAAATCCTATCCCAACTCCAGAGCCT